ACTCCTAATTGGGGAGTAAAGCATTTATGGTTCCCCGAGAACAACGTGAACCATTACGAATTGCGAGAAGGCAACCCACCGGGGGATAGCCAGCGCCCTAAGCATATGCGCCGGTTTAGAATCGAAATTGATATCTTATGTATTCCTGAAACCATCCAAGAGCTTTTAGACAAAGAGCAGAAGCAGGAAGGGCTAGTGGCATGACGCACAAAACCATCATGGAAGTTCTCCAGTGGGCTAGAGAAAACAACGTAATGCGTATTAAATGCGGCGAGGTTGAGGCTGAATTTGCCCCTTCGGCGCAAACCCCCGAGGACATGGATTTAGCAAATCAGATGTATAATCAGCAGGAGTTGAATTCCTACATTAATTCAACATTGGAAGACCAAGGCCAGCAGCGGAAACAAGATGAGGCTCAAGAGCAAAAAGAGCGCGACGAAATGATGTATTACTCTAGTTAAGGGAGGCTCTTATGTTTTTTGGTGACGATAGAAGGCACTGGTGGCTAAACAAGTCGGACGTGTTTCGCTCTGTTTTTGAAGTGGTTGAACATTTAGACGAGAATCAGGTTTACCAGAGGGAGGCGAACCTACATCACTTGCGCCTTTATTCTAATCGAATGGCGCAAGGGCTTAATTCACGGGCGTATGCCCTTAATAGCGCAGGCGACCGCTTGCGCCTAAATGTTATTCGCTCAGTCATCGACGCTGCGGTAGCTCACATTGCAACAAATCGACCGCGCCCGGAGTACCTCACCATTGGTGGCGACTTCACCTTAAGACAAAGAGCCGAGTCGCTAGGCAAGTTCATTAATGGGCAGTTTTACGCCACAGACCAATACGCCATGAGCCTAGACATCTTTAGAGATGCGGCAATCTTCGGGACCGGCATCGAGAAGATTTACCACTACGGTGATAAAATCCACGCGGAAAGAGTCTTTCCTAATGAGATCTTGGTAGATGACCAAGAGTCTATGATGGGAGACCCGCGCAGCATTTACCAGCATAAAGAGATTGTTCGAGAAGTAGCCGCAAGCATTTGGCCTAAATACAAAAAAGAAATCGAAACAGCCGACCTGATTAGAAATGACGATTTTGTTACCCATCACGGGGTAACGGATATGATCAGTTGCGTCGAGGCATGGCATCTCCCCTCTACTCCCGGCGCCAACGATGGGCGCCATGTGATTTGCGTATCGAACGCCACCCTTGTCGATGAGCCGTGGGATAGAGAAAATTTCCCATTCGCAATCTTCCGTTGGCAAAAATCCCCCTTGGGTTTTTGGGGTTCAGGGATTGCCGAGGAGCTTTCCACTATTCAGGTGGAAATCAATTATATCGCCAAGAAGATTCAAGACCATTTTACCGCAAGCGCGGGGCAAATGTGGATGAAGAAGGGGTCCGGTATCGCCAACGGCTCCGTGACTAATAAAGTATGGGCGATGAATACTTATCGGGATGCGCCCCCGACCCTTATTACCCCCAACCCGGTTAATCCGATGTTTCTCCAATACCTGGACACCCTCTATAGTCGAGCGTTTCAGCAGGTGGGACTTTCGGAAATGGCCGCTACCTCGATTAAACCCGCAGGGCTTAATTCTGGCCAAGCCCTTCGTACCTATAACGATATTGGTTCGAAGCGTTTTATGCACGTTGGGCAGAATTGGGAGAGATTCCACTTGGCCATTGCGGAGCAAATGAACGAATCAGCCCGTGCAATCACCGAGCATGGGGGCGGCGCAATCAAGGTATTGGCAGCCGGCGATAAGTCAGTGGAGCAAATTAACTTTAAAGAAGTATCCATCGACAAAGACAAATACACCATGCAATGCGCCCCGGTATCATACCTCGAAGGAACACCAGCGGGGAAAATTGCAGCACTGAGAGAGCTTGCCCAAGTTAGCCCTGAATTTGCGTCAATGTCGGTGCATTTATTAGATATCCCCGACTTGGATAAAATCCGCTCCCTAATTAACGCACCGCTAGATATTACCGATAAATTTATTGAGCGAATCTTAAAGGACGGGGATTTTAAAGCCCCCGACCCTATGATGAATCTTGACATAGCGCGTCAAAGAGCAACCCTGGCCTTGCTAAGGGCCGAGGTGGATAACACCCCGACCGATCGGGTTGAGCTACTGCGCCGTTGGATTGTCCAGATTGACGAGCTTCAAGCACTTGCGGAAGCTCCGCCGCCGATGATGCCAGGACCGGAGGGGCTACCGCCCGAAGGAATGGGGACACCGCCAGGGGTAGAGGGTCTACCAATGGAACCGGCGCCCCCCGGAGATATACCACCGGGGGCATTACCCCCCGGATTAATGTAAAGGAAAACCATGAGCGAGCCAGATTTAGCAGCAATCCTAGATTCCGTTACCGAGGGGGGAGCAGAAACCCCGGCACCGGAGCCTACACCAGAACCTAGTCAGAATATGACTAACCCGGAAAAAGAAGTCTCTACACCAGAGAAACCTGTAGAGACTTCCGTGGAGACTTCTTCGGAGCCCGACCATTTTGACCGCTCTTGGGCTGCAATTAAGGCGGCGGAAAAACGCAATTTAGCAGAACGCAGCGAAATTAAAGAGCAGCGCCGAGAAATGGAGAGCATGAAATCCCAGATGGATTCCATGAGGGCCGAAATCGAGCGTTACCAGGGGAGCTTCAAAGAAAACCCTGTCGATTTTATCGAAAAGCAGGGCATGACCTTCGACGACCTTGCTAAAAGAGTAATAAATGACGGGGCGGCTTCCCCAGAGGAGTTAATTCGACGTAATTCCGATAGAAGCACCGCCGAGATTACCCAATTAAGGGAAGAATTATCCAAACAGCGTGAAATCATTCAGGAACAAGCGAACGAACGCTATGTTCGGGAGTACCAAAAAGACGTAAAGTCGGTTCTCCAGGGCGACGAATTTGAGCTTTTGCGGGCATACCCTGACAGTGAAGCTTTAATTTTTAACCTGGCTTCCCTCCACGCCACAAATCAGGGGGAAGTGTTGACACCCACTGACGCCGCACGTAGAATTCAAAGTGATTTAACGGAGCAACTAACGAGCTTATCTAAAAATCAAGCAGTGCGGAAAATGCTTGGGTTGCAGGATGCACCCGAAACAAAGAGCGTAGCAGTAGAGGCCAAGAGCAATCCCGGCGTACAATCAAAACCAAATACTTTGACTAACGCATTAGCGGCTACACCAGCAGCGGAAGTGCCTGACATGTCAAAAATGTCGGAGTACGAGTTGCTGAGAGAAGCGGCTAAATTAATTCCGTCTGATACTTGGACGGATTAAGGGATTTTAAAAAATGGCAACTACAGTTACCAATTTCGACGCAGCGTTGAAGCAGATTTATTCTGCTAGCAACCTAGCCAAAACAACTCTTTCTCGACGACCCTTATTGGCAATGCTTCCTAAGCGTTCCGATTTCGGTGGTCGCAATATGCCTATTGTAAATGTTTACGGTGACCCGCAAGGTCGAAGTGCAAGCTTCGGAAATGCTCAGGGTACCACCGGAACAGCACCATCTAACCAAGTTAGTGTGGATGACTTTCTCTTAACCCGAGTTTCAAACTACTCGATTGCACAAGTCGGTTCAGAGGCGGCGGAAGCTTCTAAAGGCGATGCAATGGCTTTCCTTCAAGCTTTGAAGGCAAGCATTGACGGAGCGATGAACTCTCTGTCTAACTCGATTGAGACTCAGCTTTTCCGAAGCGGTACCGGTTCCATTGGCACGGTAGGGGCCATCGATCCCGATAGTGATGGGAGTACCACTCTCGCGGCTCTTGGCGAAGAAGAAGACATTGCCAACTTTGATGTTAACCAGGTACTGGTTTTTAGTGCTACCGATGGAAGCAGCCTTAGAGCGGGTACGCTTGTCGTCAGTGCCGTTAACCGAAGCCTGGGAAGGGTTACAGTCGGCGCTGCGTACAGCACCGTGACAACTGACGGTGACTTTATTTACGCACAGGGGGATGCGGCAGACGGGGGGTCTAACGTTTGTATTAGTGGGCTTTCCGCTTGGATTCCCTCCGCTGCGCCTGGCGGCGGCGATTCTTTTTTCGGTGTAAACCGTTCAGTGGATTCACGGCTTTATGGTCAGTATACTGACCAAAGTTCAGCGGATATCGAGGACGGGCTAATTACTGCCGGTTCTCTTTCTGCCCGAGTTGGTGGAAATCCAAATGTTGCATTCATTAACCACGTTCAGCAACGTAGTTTGATTCAGAACCTTCACAACTCACAGAATTACCAAACCGTGAATGCGACTACCCACAAAGGGCTAGTTTCTGACATTGGTTTTCGTTCTGTAGCCATCCAAGGCGACACTGGTGCAATTAACGTCGTAGCCGCAAACAAGTGCCCCGCCGAAAGTGGCTTCATGCTTGAAATGGATAAGTGGATTTTAGCGACTCTAGGTGAGCCGGTGAAGTTCTTAAATCTTGATGGTAACCGAATCTTGCGTTCT